GTCAACGCTGGCTACCAATGCCCCTGACGCTGCAAACTCAGTTACCGGGGCATCAAACGGCCTGGTGTTCGAAGGTGCAACCGCAGACGCACACGAGACAACAATCACACCGACCGATCCTACCGCTGACAGGACAATTACATTACCGGATGCAAGCGGAACAATCTGTATAACAGGAACTAACGGGTCAGCCAGCCACGATTACGGGGCAGCTCATGCAGACTGGTCCATATCTGCACTGGAAGCGGAGGCAACATATCTTGCAGCTACAAATGCAGATCAGGCTGTAAATGCGTTGCTTGCGTCATGCAGGGCCGGCAAACAATATTATGTTTATAACAACTCTGGACAGGTCCTTACCTTTAAAGTGACAGGGCAGGCAGGCGGCACAATCGCCACAGGTAAATTGTCCCTTTATGTTTGTAATGGTACGGATGTAGTAGAATTGTACGAGCAGCCGTAAGATGAAACATAGCTTTAAATTTATGAGCGCCACAATAAGCGTGGCGCTCATATCCCTCCTTATTATAATGGGGGCAGGTTTGCCTTTGCGGGCAGCAACGTCAAATTATCCGGAAACTGCCCCCGGCATTCAGGTGATAGTGCTGCCCATCATGGGTACGATCACATCGACAACAACGCCGGTCAGATGGACTACACCGTTTAAAATGAGGGTAATAGGCGTGTCTGCGTCTGCGAGGGATGTGTCGGGATCTGCAACCATTGATGTTAAAGAAGCAGGGGCATCAATTCTGAGCGCAGCGATTGCCTGCCCATCGGCAAATGTTACGTACGAGGGCACAATCTCCGACAGCTATATCGCGGATGAAGCCGCTATAACGATTGTTTTCACCCTTTCCGGCGGGTCTCATATTACTGATGCAACAGTCATATTGACTGTTAGAAGGATGTACTAATGAGCGATCTATTGACCTTATTAAACAAAGTTGTTGGTATTGTAAAAGATGATTCGGCCAAACTTGTCAACCCGGATGATTATGAACTAAAAATCGCCGAAGCGCTTAATACATACAGCAAACACCGCCCCGACACTGACGTGGTAGACGTTACAGGCAACGGCGGGCATGATTATGATCTGCCGACCGGGTGGTCAGAAGGTTTCAGTGAGATAAAAAGTATCGAGTATCCTATAGGGGATATACCGGCAACATTGCTTGACCCCGATACATATGAAATTTATCAAAACACTACAAAGAAACAGGTCAGATTGCTTAATAATTCACCGGCAGCGGCAGACACATTCAGAATTACTTTTACAATACCCAGGACAATTACAACGATAATTGCAACCGATGAAGACGCATTCTGTAGGCTGGTTGCCGCACTATGTCTGGAAGATTTGGCAAACGCCCATACCCAGACGGGTGATTCGGTCATCGGTGCAGATAGTGTGAACTACCGGTCAAAAGGCAGCGAGTTCAGCGCCCGTGCAAAAAAATTAATTACCTTATACAAGAATCATATGGGGATCAAAGGGGATGATATAACCCCCGCTGCGTCAGTAATAGTGGATCTCGACCTGAAATACCCTGCCGGTGGTGAGCGGTTGACGCACCCCCGATGGGCAAGGGAAAAACGGTAATGGAAATAAAAGCGACGATCAAATGTAATGGAGCGATTTACAATGGCGTGTCCTTAAAAATATCCCAGATGCATCTTGATCGGGCCATGAGCGAGTCGGTTGCACTCCTTGAACGGAAGGTAAAGGAAAATATCAGAAAAGCCCCCAGAATCGGTGTGGGCGGCGCAAAAGGAGGTCTTCTTGCGAGCATCCATGGCGAGACAATTCAGAAGGGAACCCCGTTGATAAAAGGCATTGTGGCGACCCAGAGCATATACGGAGAGGTCATAGAAAAGGGAAGAAGACCGGGCAGAAAGATGCCCCCGGCTGACGCCCTTGACGGATGGATAGATTTGAAGCTCGGTACTCGCCGGCGGGCTTTTAACAGCATGGATAAAGTGCTTGCCTATACAGCATGGAAAAAGAGCGTCAGCTTTTTGATTAGAAGAAAGATCGGCAAAAAGGGATTCCCCGGCATACATATGTTTGAACGGGCATTGGCCGACAACCTACCACAAATTCAAAGTATATTTGAACGGGCGGCGGCATCTATTACAGGGGAAATAAATGGCAAGTAAATATCTACTTATATTAGCAGACGTAAAGACCAGGCTCGAATCCATAACCGATATCGGGATTGTGCACGACTATGAAAGATTTACAAAAAACTGGCAAGAGTTTCTCGCATTATTTGCATATACACCTACAGGGGGCAGCCAGCAGATCAGGGGATGGGAAATAACCCGAAGAAGTGTTCACGAGCATAAAAGGGGCGCATATTTTCGACACCATGTTTTTGTAATACGGGGGTATATGAGTCTGAAGGATTCGGAAGAAACAGACAAGACCTTTCAGATCCTTGTAGATACGATATGCGAAACATTCAGAACCCTTGGAGAAATAAACACATGGTACTACCGCGACGGAGATAACCCGGAAAACTCGCCATGTCAGGTCGACGTGATTGAGCCTCGCACATTCGGCGCCATATTGTGCCATTATTCAGAGATTACATTATCAATAACAGAGCACATATTACCTTAGTGAGGAGGAATTTATGGATAGGCAACCAGGATCATACAGTACGGCAGCAAAGGGCAAACCGCAAAAAGAAAACCTGAATGACGAGGCAATGGCCGCAAGGCTCGGGAAGGCATGTACAAAACAGGAAGATGCACAAAGCACTGGATCGCCCGTAGCGGGGATGGACAGGCAACCCGGTACCTATCGTTACGACATCAACAAACAAGATTTTGTGCCAAATATAGACAAGAGGGAGGCAAACAATGAGTCTTGAAGAAAAACAATTAATCCTGGCGAAAGTAGAATCGATATACGGCAATGACCCTACCCCTACGGTCGGCGATAATGCATTGCTTACCGGCAAGGTATCTATTGAAATAGCAGATGCAAGCCGGGAGAGAAAGGTGATGCTGCCCTATTTCGGGTCGCTTCAGAAAGTACCCCTCGGGGAAGGCGTAAAAATATCATTCCCGGTAGAATTGAGGGGATCGGGCGTAGCCACAACACCGCCAAGAATAGCAGCGTTGCTGCGAGCAGCAAACCTGACAGAATCTATCGGGGGATCGTATGTTGATTATGATCCGAACAGCTCCGCCGCCGGCGAATCCTGCACCATCTGGTTTTATCAGGACGGCATACTCTGGAAGGTGCTCGGGTGTATGGCAGAAAGCGTCAAGCTGTCCGCAAAGGCGAATGATATCGCCAAGCTTGAATTCTCTCTGATCGGTTTGTGGGGAGGCAAGGCGTCCGTTACGGATGTCTCCTTTCCTGCTCCGACATTTGAGGCAACATCGATTGTACCGCCTATGTTCCGCAGCGCTACATTCACCGTCCACACCTACGCCGGAATCATCGAGAACTTCGAGGTCACGATTAAAAACAAGATTGCCAAACGCATGTCCGCCAACGCTTCGAACGGCATATACAGATACAGCATCGTCGGCAGAGACGTGGAGGGGAGTGTGGACCCGGAACTGGTTGCGCTCTCATCGTTTAATCCTTTTGACCTCTGGGAAGACGGAGATGCAGGGACGATAGCAGCAACCATCGGATCTGCTTCGGGCAATCGGTTTGTAATTACGTTGAGCAACACGGTATTGACCCCGCCGAAACTTGGAGGCAGAGAAGGGATGGCGACGTACGCTTTGGCATTTACAGCCCATCCTACGCTGTCAGAGGGAAACGGAGAGATAAAGATAAGACAAAGCTAAAAAGGAGGACACATGAGAGATTTAGACGTATCGGCAAGGAACAAAATGATAATAAACGATGCCAGATCAGGCACTGAAATAGAACTGTATTACCGCAACCCGACCACCCAGGAAGAGGTCGAGTATCAGTCAAAGCTCTACAAAAGGAAGGGCAATAAGCTGATATTGAACCCAAAGGTAAAGGTTGATCTCGGCACTGCCATACTCACAGGCTTCCGTGAAGGGGATTTCGGGGTTGCCGGCAAGCCCATATCATCCGATCCGGAAAGCCCGAATTATCGGGAGGACTGGAAGGACCTGCTCGGACGTATGGCATCAGACATTGTATCGACATTTGCAACCGTCGTTTATGAGGGGGCGCGCGTTGCATCCGATACGGATGTGGAGATAGAGACGGCGATCGAGGAGGATATCCTCCCTTTGCCGAAGAGCTAAGGAGGCTTGCAGCCAGATGCACTCCGGAAAAAAAGAAAAAATGTCTGGCGACATCAGGGCAGATGCTCGCTGCAAAATGTGCGGAATGCGATGGGAGAGAACCCTATGAACCGAGTGAGTGGTTCGCACATATCTGGTATCTGTACCGTCTGCAGCGTGCGGGATATCCCTTTACGGCGAACGAACTCTCAGTTGAGGAGTGGATGGATATCGGTGTATTACGAGACGAAACGGAGAGAATGGAACGATGCGTCACCACGCCTTTAACGAGATGACGGCGATGATACTTAAAAGAACGCCCGATATAACATCGGATGCGATGAAAAACGCTGCAGCGGCGATAAATAATCCTACGGTGAGGAAGCCCTTCAAAGCAGAGGCAATTGCTGCGATGATCATACTAAGGAGTATAGCACACATATGAACTCTGTCAATATAGTCATTCAGGCCGACGACAAAGGGGCAATTTCCGTATTGCAAAAGACCGAAAACGCGATGAAGGAGCTGACGACATCAGCGAAAAATATGACATCAGCAATACCTGCGCTCAACGGCGGATTCCAAAGCATGATCCGTGATCTCGGCAGCTTGTATTCAGCGTATAAGGCTTTAGAAACGGTCAAGGAGTCGGCGGTGCTCGCCGCCCGGGTCGAAACCTTGGGAATCGTCATGCAGACCGTCGGTAAGAATGCCGGGTACAGCAGGGCCGAAGTAGAAGCGTATTCGGAAGGAGTGCGAAAGATGGGCATCACAACCCAGGAGGCCAATCAGTCTGTTATCCGCATGATGCAGGCGCATCTCGATCTGACAAAGTCGCAGGAGTTGGCGCGGGTCGCCCAGGATGCGGCGGTAATCGGCAACATCAACTCGTCGGAGGCGCTGCAGCGGCTCATGCACGGCATTATCACCCTCCAGCCGGAAATTCTCAGGACTGTCGGCATTACCGTTGAATTCGAGTCTGCCTACAGACGATTTGCCGAAACAACGGGTAGGACGGCGGAGTCGCTGTCGTCTCAGGAAAAGCAGCAGATCGCCTTGAATCTTGTCCTTGAACGGGGAAAAGACATTGCCGGCTCGTATGAAGCAGCTATGGGGACGGTAGGAAAACTCATGACATCCATGCCGAGATTCATCGAGGAAGTGAAGCTTAAATTCGGCGAACTATTTCAGCCTGCGCTGGGCATTATAATTGAAGGTTTCGTCGATAAGCTCAAATCGTGGGAACGAACACTCGCTGAATTAAAGGCATCAGGAGATCTCGCCCGGTGGGCTGACAATATCAAGACAGGCTTCGCCGTAGCTGTCGGATCAATCGAGAATCTCTGGATGGCGGCAAAAACGTGTATATCGATAGTGAGCGATCTGAAAGAGATACTCATCGGGGCATCGGTGGCGATTGGGTCTTACTATGCCGTGCAGATGCTTACCGCTGCCGCCCAGACCGGGAAACTAACGACTCAAATAAAAGAACTCATAACAGTCATCGAAATACTTGCGTATCGATCACTGACCGCCCTTGCAACGCCGGCAGGCATAGTTGCAGCCGCTCTCGGTGCGCTGACGTATGTTACCATCAACCATTATCAGGAGCAAAGAGCAGCGGAATTGGAGATGGAGAATTTCAAAAAATCTTTATCATCATTGTCGGCTGATGCAAATACTCAGGCGTTGATTGATCAGCTTGAAATTACTGCACTGGAGATCGAGGCAGTCGGCGGGGCATCGGATGCGACCCGGCAGAAGATACATATGTTGAAACAGGTTATGTCCGGCGGGTCGGAAGGATCGCAGAAAGATTGGTGGAAAGGAATCGTCAACTATATGGATATTGGGGGCGGCAAGGCAACCCCTGCGCCGACACAGGACTTAAAGAAAACGCAGGACGTAAATAAGAAGATTCATGAAGAGATAGCTAAGCTCACCATGACTGAGATTGAACATATTCATCACCGCGCGGCTGAATTTGCAAAAGAGGGCGCAGACAAGGCGAAGATTACCGCCTGGACTACGGCTCAGCTCGCTAAATACTGGTCAGAATACGACGAAAAATCGCAGGAACGCATTAAAAAGGCATATGAGGAAGAACAAAAACTGGCGGACAAGATCGTTTTGCTCAATATGCAGACAAAAAATAAATTGTTTGAACTGGAAGCGGCGCATCAGGCAAAGCAACTTGAATGGAGCGCGAAAGCAGGTCTGATAAACGAAGAAACCCTCGCCCGCAAAAAGAATGAACTACAGGTCAAGGCATTGCAGAATAAACAGGCAGAGACAACCTTAGCCCTGGAACAGCTCGGTTATGCTGAAGACATGTTGTATCCGACCGAACGGATGCTGGAACTTCTGAAAGAGAGGGAGATTACCGGACGGCAGATCCTGCATACAGAAGAATCGCTGGCCTTTGAAATCTTCGATATTCATATCAGCAAGCAAAAAGAATTAAATGAGCTGATTAAAAATCAGCAAAATGCCCGGCAGAAAGGCTATGACGACATATGGACGCAGATGATGGATATGGCAAACCAGGTGGGCGGCGAGGCAGGCCAGGGACTCGGTAAGCTTGGATCATCAATAAAGGGGATAGCCGATATCGGGATGGGAAACGACCCGGCATCACAACGTTATCAGGCAGCTCTCAATGAATGGAACGCCATAAAGGCGTTGAGTGAACAGGGATATATCGATGAATTTACCCAGTTACAGACTTACAACCAGATGAAACTGGCAGAAGAGCAGATGTACACCCAGCAAAGACTCGCTATAACAAGCAACTCCTTCGGGGCTATGGCCGGAATGGCGCAGGCATTTTATGCATTATCCGGCAATCAAAGCAAGGCCGCTTTTAATGCGTATAAGGCGTTTGCAATAGCTCAGGCGACTATCGATACATACACGATGGCCGTCGGAGCGTATAAACAAGCAATGGGCCTGCCTCCTCCATTCGGCCAGGCAATGGCTCCGATCTGGGCAGGCATGGCAATAGCATTCGGCATGGCCCGTATTGCAGCCATTGCCTCACAACAGCCGGGCGCCGGCGCTTCTACCGCCGCAACACCATCCGGCGGAGGCGGCTACTCATACAACACGCCCACTACAAACACATGGGAGGCGACAGAGGCAAAACAGTCCGAACGCCCTATGGTGATTAATTTGCATATCGCCGGCAACGTCGTGGATCACGATGCATTTGCCCGCGAGATGTTACCATCGATACAAAAGGCAGTTGAGGACGGCATGAGGTCATAATGCTATGCAGACGCCGATAATATTACATGATAACAGACTGACAGACGGCAACCCGGCGGCAACCGATACCGCCACAGGTTACGATATTCTCAATATAATCGATTTACGGCCTTATACGTTCTGGAAAGCGGCAAGCCACGGCACAAAATACATCACAGTCGATTGCGGGTCTGCAAAAAGCGCTGACTGCCTTGCAATGGTCGGGCACAATCTATACACTGCAACCGCGACGGTATCAGTCGAATCATCGCCGGACAATGTAGCATGGACTGAGCGCCTGGCCGGGTTTACCCCATCATCCGACAAAGCGTTTCTGAAGAAATTCACATCTGCATCGGCGCAGTTTTGGCGTATCAAGATAGTCACAGCGGCCACTGCCGTCTATATAGCGGTCGCCTCGCTGGGTGTGAAGATCCAATTTGAATATCCTCCCGATACCCCGTATGCCCCATATGCGGAATCCCCGGAAGCAGATGTGGGGCGCAGCAAAAACGGCCACATCCTCGGTGTGTCAACATATAATCCACGCTTGAGTTTAAAGGTTCTATTCAGCCTTGTGTCCAGAACATGGCTCGACGCATATTTTATTCCATTTTGGCAGACCCATGCGAGACTCTTTAAACCGTTTTTCTTTGCCTGGGATCTCGATACGTACCCTGCCGATGTATTTTTTGTGTCTATCGACGATGATATGCCGTTGGAAACACCGTTCAGCGTCCTGGCATATGTCGATGTCTTATCGCTAAAAATGCGCGGTGTGCGTGAAGTATGACATACGATACATACAAAAATTCGTTGTCGCGTTATCCGATAGAAATGGCGATCATTACGCTCGACTACTGTAATAATACGATAGGGGTGAGCCCCTGCGCCGCAATCGATTGGTGCGGCAAGCCCGGGTTGTATTGCGGTTTGTCCACTGCGTCCTGCGGCGGCATACAAGGACGATGCTACAACACATATGTCACGTGCAAGGATAAAACCAATTATAGTAAAGGGACAAAAGATTACACCTTTACGTCGAATAATGCACCGTTGCCTTTCAAAACAGGCGAGCGGCCATATATCAAAGAAGTCAAGCATCTACCTACAGAAATCAAAACCAGCTTGACTGTCGCAGGGAGAGTGAACGTTGTAATGTACGATGAGCCGGACACGGATATAGGCGTAGACCCGTACGTTTCCACGAGGTCTTCTGTGCAGGGATCGTTCTGGCGCAAACTTATCGCTCGAAACCCAAATTATGCAGGTAGGCGCATCAGATTGTATCAAGGATTTTACGGCCTCGCAGCGGTTGATTTCGCGCAAAAGTTTGAGGGAAATATCGACAGCATTACGATTAAAGAAGGGGGTATTATTACCATTGAATGCGTAGACCTGTTAAAAAAGCTGGCAAAAATAGAAATTCCACCGAAATTAAATATAAAACTGGCGGCTGCCATGACGGCAGCACAGACTACCATATCGGTATCAGATGGCACAGACCTCGATGCAGCGGACGGACACATCAGGATCGGTGACGAGGTTATATCCTATACAACGAAAACAGGCAACCAGTTGACCGGATGCGTGAGGGGTTGCTTTGGTACGTCAGCAGCGACGCACAACCAGGATGACAAGGTCCAGAAATGCCGCTATTACAAACCGCAAAGCCCGTATGACATACTTGTCGACATGCTTAAAATCGATGCCGATATCGACCCATCATACGTCGATGATGCTGCGTATACGGCGTTAAAGGCATTTGACGTTTCTATGGTGAACTTCTCGGCTCTCATCAGCGAACCGACAAAACTCGATACACTGTATTTTGAAATAATCGATTTGATAGATTGCAAGTCCTGGATGGGGGAAGATCTCAAAATAACAATCGCCAAAAATCTGCCTAATTACCCTGGCCGGGCTTATCAGGTATTTACAGATGATGAGAATATCATTGCAGATTCGGACAGCGTTGATTTAAACGCTGCATCCCGTAAAAGCCGCGTATCCATATATTGGGACAAAACGCCAACAGGGAAGCTCGACGAGGCGGGAAGTTATGCGAGGCTCGATGTAGCAGTGGACACGGACGGCGAAAGTGCGAATATGTACAACGAATCTTTGGAAAAGAAGGTGATGTGCAGGTGGTTGAGATCCGATTATATGGATGAGGATTTGGTTATCAGATATGTGGCTAACCTATCAAAACGTATATTGAGACTGCTGAAGAACCCGCAGCCTATATATACCTTTGCTGTCGAGTTAAAGGACGCGGAGGTAAAAACAGGAGCTTTTGTAAGAATTACAACTGACAAGATCCTCGGTATCGACGGTAATTTATTGTCCAGGCACGTGTATCAAATCATTAAACGGGAGCCCAAGGGTAATAAAATATTATTAAAAGCCATGCAATATCCAAAACGAAAACTATTTTTTGTCGGGGCCAACACATTGCCTGATTTTACGAGCGCCACGGAAGCAGAGCGGGAGGCGGGATTTATAACGGATGCAAACGGCCAGATGAGCGATTGGAGCGAGGGATATGCGCTGTACTAATTCGAAATCGATGAAAAGGGAGGATAAATGGGGTATGACGCAATATTATCATCTGAAGTGGATGTAGACAGCCCAGGCAAGGCTGAGTTATTTCAGAAGATAAAAGACAATTTTGATTATCTATATTCACTGATAGGCGGTCCCGTAGAAGTGCCCAACGGGTCGTTCGAAATAGATACCGATGCAGACGGTGTGCCGGATAATTGGACGCTCAATTTGTATGCCGGAGGGTCGGCGGCATTCGATACGATAACCCCGGCGCACGGTTCGCGAGCATATAAATTTACACGTACGTCAGGCGCGGGAAACGGCGGAGGCTATCTCGAATCAGGGTATATGGAATGCAGCCCCATAGGGGTGTGCGTGGTAGGTTTTAGTATAAAGTCTTCCGTTGCGGGTCTTAAAAATATAGTCAAGATCAGATATTTCGACAAAGATAAGGTTTACATATCGGATCAGGATGTTTATTCATCCACGTCCAACCCGACATCGTGGACGAGATACCAGTGTTCCATGACCATACCGGCAAATGCGATGTACTACAAAATACGCTTGATTGG